GTGGTGCCTCAAGCGTGAAACGATCCTTGGGAATCGCAATCGGCAGGTCGTTATCGACGTAATCAAATTTGCTTGCGTTGTACTGGATCGCCTCAACTTGGAAGACAAGTGGCTCGACCTCAGTGATCGCCACGATCTTATAGAGGGCAGCCTGCATGTCAGACCACTCCAAAACCCACAAGGCGTTGACTTGGCTATCAACGTTGCCGTCAACAACGGCAGTGGTCGTTCCAAGCGAATCAATGATGGTGACGCCTTCAAGCACGTCGCCGTCTTGGGTGACCAGTACATCAAGTCCGTTCTGTACTGCCAGGTCGCGCAGCTCAAGATTTCCCCGGTCTTGTGATGAGCTGATCAGGTTGTGAACGCTGAGCTTGGGGCGTTTTGTAATCGTGCTATCAGGGTTGGTGACGGTCTCTCCGTCGGGCACCACCAATGTCAGGGTGTAATCAATCGCGTCATTGAGGCTTAACACTGCGTCAAGCTTGATGTTGTTGCCGCTGATTTCTTTGATACGACCGCCCAGACGCTGACCCTGTTTCATCGGGTCGGCAATTTGGATGATCTCGCCAACACCAGCCGCTAAGCCCTCCGCCCCAATGCGGAAGCTGACTTTTTCTGTCAGATAACGGTTGGAGAACAGCGTGTGTTTTGCTGCCCGCAGTGCCTGACCGCGTGAAGTGACACCGAGCAGGCGCAGGTCAATCGGGTTGTAGCCAAAGGTCTCCAGCAGCGCGTCGTCTTGCTGGTACTCAGTGACGCTTGAATATGCCTGATTGGGGTCGTCCCAGTTAGCCAGAACAACAGACTTGCGGGCGCCGCGTGCCGTGCCGCTGTAGGTAAAGCAAGGTGAGGTGACTTGACCAGAATCGTCAACCTCTTGGATAACGTTGGCTTCACTGAATTGCTGAACCGGAAGCTGTTCGCGGTCTTGGGTCAGAAACAGTTGCCCTTGGCTGTAGTAGATCAAGCCCCGGAAACACGAGGCAAGACCATTCAGCACTTCGTAGACGCTGCCTGCATTTTGCAGAAACACATTGCAAGTGAAGCGCGGCTCAGTTCCACCATTGCCGTTAGGAACTAACTCATCGCAATACTGGCTAACGGTGTAAAGATACCAAGGATCAATTGAAATATTTGGCACATAACGAGCAACGCCAAAACGATCATTAACAACAATGTCTCGGAAGATCCAGGCAGGGTTATCGGTCCAAGCAGTTGTAAACGTACCGTCCCAAATTCCTGTGTAGACGCGGGTTGTTGGGTTGTAGTTGGTTGGAATCTGAACGCGCTTGCCGCGTAGCTTGACCGAAACGTTTGGAATGCTGTTGAACTGACGTGCGTCAACTTTTAGCGCCAACAAAGCAGTGTTTGGATAGGCAAATTTTTCATCAATTATTTCAACTAAACTTTGCCAAGTAATGCTGTTTTGAAGATAAGCAGTTGTGCTATCACCAGTTAAACGAGTAACACGAATTGTCCAAGGTCCGGTGCCGTCTAAATCAAACTCATACGCACGCTGAAATTGGCTGCTTGATTTGCCACTAACCGTCGGCTCGGCTGCAGTTGTGTAAGCGCCACCGTTAGCAGAAACTTCAATCCGATAGCTGACACTTGTCCCGGTGATATCACCGTTGTCACGGTTGCTTGCCTGCAACGCTGGGTGGTTAATGATTACCCGTGCGCGTTCAGTGTCAGTGTCAGTAATCGTCCGAGTGATTGCCCCAGTGGCAACCGTGACTGCAGTGTTGACTGCAATTACGTTTTCTGTGGCGCTAAATCCATTAATTGGTGTTTGAGTTTCGTCTGTTCCAGTGCGCGAATCAATGGTGTAGCCGTTGAAGTTATAGCTGTCATCTGGGTTCTGGATTGGTGTTGAATCCAAATAGGTATCTTTGGTGATGCTGTTAGGAAAACCCTCGATCTCGCCTTCGCCCAGCGCATAAACCGTCTTGGCAAATGCAACTGAAAACAGGTTGTTGGCAGCCTCAACAGGTTGCCGTGCAGTTGGCGTGACAGTGACGTTCTGTTGAACGGTTTGCTGTACAACTGTTTGGCCGCCACCACCGCCACCACCAGCGCCACTGACTTCTGGCAGATCTTGAAAGTCTTCCATCAGAGGCTGTTCTGCAGTTCTAGACCGAAGCTCAACACGGGCAACGATCCGATGATGCGCTCACCGTAGAGCACTGGAACGACTTCGCCCTGCTGGGTATTGGCGTTGGATTTGTCAAAAGTAAAAGAGTTCTTTTGCTCCTCACGGTTTCGCCCACTGGTTGCGCTAGTGCCATAAGCCCCTCCAGCGGCAACGTTTGGCATTTTGGGAGTGGGCGTTAAAAGATCAGCAACACCCAGCGTGATGAGGCCAGCACCTACGAACAATGCTGCAACACTTGATCCAGCAGCAAAAGCACCTACGCCGTAACTACCTAAAACACCAGCCCAAGCACCAGCACCAAAACTGACAAAAGACAAAGCAACAAGCGCGACACCAGCAACAATCTTGCCAACCGCACCTTTTCCCACTGGTTGTGGCGCCAAAATAAAACGCTTGCTCATTGGCCAAAGCAACTGGTCTTCATCAAGTCCGTCAGGGTGTTCTGTAATTGCACGCCAACGAATACCGTTTTCTTCTGAATTGAGAAGGTATTCACGCAGTGCAGGGATCTGCACGCACAGCGCTCTAACGGCTTCAGCAGGTGTTTTTACTGCAAGCTCAAAACGACGCCCAAAACGGCGACCAGCTTCACCAAGCAAACGGATCGTCACCATCAGCCTGCCCTCCGCACAACCATGTAGCTATTGTCGCGGAAATATCCGCTGTAGGCAGTTGTTCCAGACAATCTGCCCACTAAATGTTGGTAGAGCTTATTTGCCGCAGGATCTTCGATAACGGCAACGTGGTTACAGGCGTTCTGATTGCGGATCCGCATCAAGATCACATCACCACGCACCAGATCAACCCCGGCAGGCACTCTCATAAAGCCTTCGGCAGCGAAGTTCTCTTCGAAATAAGTAAAACCGGGTTTTGACCACTCACCCTCGTAACGGCGTGGGTAGTCGCCCATCTCGACGCCCATCTGCTGCCTGTACCAGTCCCGCACGGCGGAATAGCAGTCATAGACGCCGTAATTCCAGGGGCGCCCCAGCAAACCTGCGTCTTGGGAAGGATCCAGCCAAAAAGCTTCGCTGCCAGCGCAGTTCCAAACGGCATAGGGCAGATTCAACGCCTTGCACGCTTTGATGTCAGCGGGGCTGAAACCGCTGTACTTGGCGTGGCTGTGCCAGCAGGCTTTGGCATCATCAATGTAATCAGCCGTGTCCTGTGCGTTCATTACAAACGTGTCAGGTTCATTGCTGATGTTGCGGCATTCCACAACAGTGCCATCAATAAGAATGAAACCGCACGTTTCCCTTGGGTATGCACGCTCTGCATAAGTCCGCATCGCTAGCCGCTGTTCAGCAGTAAGCGGGTTTTGCCATTGCGACAGCATCAGCCTTGTGAATCAACGAGACCAGGAAAACCACCAAATGGCAGTCGCGTATCAGAACCAAACCGAAGCTGGCAGCTGGTCAAACGCTTCCCGCAGACATCATCGGCGAGATCCGTAACTGAGTCATCATTTGCGTCGTAATAATCACTGCCGTCATAGTGACAGCCAATGTCACTGCGGTAGATCCACTGGCATTGCTCGCGCAACAGACGGCGACCAGGCAGGCTGCGACCTTCAAGATCAAACGGAACTGCCAGCTGAAAAGTAACCGCCAGTTTGTTCTCGCTTGATTTTTGCTCAACAACCCATTCGTCGGGTCCCCAATAAGCATTTGGATCCGCTCCGGGAGTTCCGTCTAGATATGTTGTCAACGTACGAATGCGGCTGACACTAGCGCCAACCAAATCGCTGTAAGTATTGGTCAATGCTGTAATCGCCAAACCCACGTTGGCAAACACAATGCTAGGACGCTCAAGCTTGCCACTGGTATTCAGCTCAAAGCCATTTGCCTGCATAGGCAATGCCGTGTAGGTGTTGCCGTCGTAAGTAATATCCTCTCCGTCAGTTTGCGACCAATTACAAAAACGATAAACAGATTGATCAGTTGACCCTGCAGGCAGCAAGGTTGAAATATCTAAAGTAAAAAGATCAATAATCTCTGGTAGCTGAGTTTTAAAAGTTTCAGCAACGGGTGGACTTTGTGTCATACGTAGACCCTCCGCAGTTCAAACTCCAAGGTTGCATAGGCAGGGCTTACGGGCGTAATCGTCCAGCCGTTTGTCAAAAGATAATTTCCTGCATCAAGCGTCAAAGTCACCTCAACAACAGTTCCGTCTGCAATATCAACCGAGGTCAGCAAACCTGTGTCTAAATTTGCAGTGTAATTTGTCGGACGAGTGTAACCGTCAAGAGACAAAGTATCAATATCTTTGTAACCCAAGTCAAGTTCTCCGCTTGCAAAGGGTCTTGAAAATGTTTTGGTGTTAAAAGGTGGCGTCCACTCAACAGCAGTGCCTCTCAACGAAAGCAAATAACTTTCAAGCGAATAAATCTCTTCGTTGGTCAGCGGGATGGTTTTGCAGCGCCAAGCTTCTTGCTGTGAATTCAAACCATCAGTCAAGACTTGTGCGTAGCCATCACCAAAAGATGCAACCTGAGTCCGATGGTTGCGCTTGACGCTTGAGGACAGATCAAGCTTGATGTCGTTGAAATTGACGTAGGTCATCGCAGAAGGCCTCCGCTACGGCGCTCGTTGACCAGAGTTGTCATCACAATACCCTGCACTTGATTTGCAATCTGTTTTTGAGCCTCAGGCGACAATTGCTCGCCATTATTTTGCACGGTGATATTGACGGAATCCACTTTTACGCTGTTTCCGCCGCCTTTCATGCTGACAGGGATGCTGCGGCCATCAGGAAGGGGCACGTAGGCCTCAGGCGTGCTGCCCTCGCCAAACATGGCCAATTGGGGGCTGTTGGCAATGCCACCGCTTGCATAACGTTTTAGTGGCAACGGACCACGGCTAGTCATTACACCACCATTAGCAAAAAGCTTGGGGAATAATCCTTTAGCCAAGGACTGCATGCCGAAATTAATCAGCAAGCTGCCAACCTGACGCAAGATGTCACCAAGCAGATCACGAAATGACTTGGCGCGATCAAACAAATTAATCAATGCGTCACCCATGCCTTGAGCAAAAGTAGTAACGATGTTTTGAGCAAGCTGACGGGTCTCGCTTGCTTGTGCATTTAACTTTTCGTATGCTTTATCAATTCTTGCCAGCATCTCTTCACTAAGAACAGCCCCGTCTCTTTGAAGCTGCTGGATAAAACGTTCTTTTTCAATTTGCCTTGCTTGTTTTTCGTCAATAATTTGAGCTTCAATTTCAAGGTTTTTAATAGATTCCTCAGCGGCTCTGTTTTGTTCAATTTTTGCCATGGAAATCTTAATAACATCACGAGCGGTTTTGTTGACAATTTGTTGAACCGCTTCCTCTGCTTGCTTATTTACTTTAGCCTCTGCAACAATTCGTTCGTTGGGTAACAATTGTTTCTCTTTGATTTCTAAAAGTTTTGCTTCTCGATCCAATGCAATTTGCTGCAGTGGTTCAATTTGTTCATAAAGACCAATTGCAGCAAGCTGCGCATCGCGCAATGCATCGGAAATATCTTTGCGCTTGCGACCGCCCTCAGATTTTGTCAAATCAATATCGGGCAAACCTTTTGGTTTATCTACCTTGATATCTGCTGCAGCTTTTTCTGCCGCACGCAAGCCGCCTAATCGAGCAGCCATTTCAATTCTTCTTTGACTTAATGTCTGCTCTTGTGCGTATTCAACATCGCCAAGCAAACCGCCACGCTTGACTCGCAGTTGAGCAAAAGCCTGCAATCTTGCATCGGTCGCGGCAAGATCTTTTTCTAATGTTGCAATTTCTCCTGCGCGTCCTTTACCTAATCCAAGAAAGCTTGCAAGTTTCTTTGCAGCCTCATCAATAGCGATGACAATTTTGGCGAATTCAGTTTGAAAAGCTGCGCCAATAGGACGAAGCAAGTCACCGACAGATTCACTGAGTCTGCTCAATGCCGTTTGCAAACGATCACCGGCAGCCTCTGGACCAGATGCAATGACCTTTGCGGCTTCGCCGTAATCCTTAAATAGCTTTTCAGCAAAACCTTGGAAGTCCTGCAAGCTGACTTGCCCTTTTTCAAGAGCCTTGTCAAGCTCTTGAGGTGTCATGCCCATTGACTCAGCAAACAAGGTGAATGCGCCGGGCAAACGCTCACCAATTTGCTGACGCAGTTCTTCAGCAGAAACCTTGCCTTTACTAAATACCTGTGAAGTTGCAGTCAGTGCAGAATCCAGATCCTGCAAACTTCCACCAGTACCTCGAATACCTGCAGCAACACCTAGAAATGCCTTTTCTGCATCGGCAACACTTCCGCCAGCGCCTTTGACAGATGCAGTCAGTTTTGTGAATTGACGAGTAATAACTTCTTGCGGTATTGCAAATTTTCTGCTTGTTTGATCAACAAATGCAAGAGCACGTTGATATTCGCCTGCTTCTTTGGTGACAAGCTGCAAAGCTAAACGCTGCTTGGCAATTTCAGCTGCATAAGTAGCGGTGCCGCCCAATTGCTGACGAACTTGACCAACTTGGGCACCAATTGCACCGCCTACAGCAGCGCCAGCCGCCCCAAAAGGAAGTCCAACAAGGGCGCCAATAGCTCCTTCTGGACCGCCAAAAATACTGCTAGCAGCGACCGCACCAACACCCTTAGCGGCAGCCATTGCTCGACCACCACCGCGTCGTCCCTGAGCCTTTGCAGCAGCTTGCTCAAAGCGCTGAGCTTCCCTTGTCGCTTCCCTGAATTCCTTGCTAGTGATATCAACGCTATTTGCTAACTCGCGCCATGCACGCGCATAGTCATTCAAGCCATTGATACTTTTTGTTCTTATTTGACTATCTGTTTGCTTAAGAGTTGCAGAAAGATCTTTAAATTTTGCACTAGTTAAGGTTGAACGCTGCGCAACATCATTCAGCTTTGCGCTGAGCTGATTCAGCACAACATCGCCTTCTTTTCTGACGCGGAGCCGGATTTCAGAAGTGATGCTCATTTGCTTTTCGCGTTCAGGACGGCAAGGGCTGCCATTTCCATCACCTGCACGCCCTCAAAGATGGCAACAGGATCCTTGACTGAATACAGCTTACAGAGCCATTCAAGACTCGGGTAGTTCAATCCGGTAAGCCCCGCCATGCTCGTATGCCATTGCGTCGACAAACGAATGAACATCAACACGATGTCCCAGTTCTCCTCCCACACCTCACAGTGCTGCTCTACTGCCTGCAGCCTTGACGCAGCAATCTGCTCTGGGCTTGCACCCAAAGCTTTTAGATCTGACTCCCGCTCGTCAACAACGCCGCCTTTTGCCCAGTACTCAGCGGCGTCTTTTAGTTTTTTGCGGTAACTCCAGTCAAGCTGTCTGCGTAAGCCTGGATCAAAGCACGCAAGACATAGGGATCATCACAGAGCTGCTGCTTGTTCTTTTCTGTAAAAGGAACAGGCTTGCCAGCGTCATCATTGATGCCTTCCCAGCCAAGCAAAATCTCGCCAACAAGAGCGTCATCACCCTTATCGACGAGATTATTAAAGGCTGAACGGCTGATCTTCTTGAAGACTGCCTCAAACGCTTGAGTTTCAAATTGGTTGCCGTCAACGGGGACTTCAACCTTGACTTCCCATTTGTAGGAAGCAGTCTTCTTGAGGACGAATGCCACGCAGAATCAGGTGAAAGCTAGTGCCAGCTCGTCATTGCCACTGGTGCTGGGCAAAGCCAGGTAGGGCATGGACAACGAAATGACACCGTTGGTATCGCCATAGGATACTCCGGTAACATCCGTTTGCGCAGCTGTCAGTGTGACGATGTTGCCGCCAGTTGCACCAAGCACGAGGCTGGTGGAAGCAGTCGCAACACCCACTGCATCAGCAAAGTAATCAGTGGTGCCGATTGCAGGAGCTTCAATCACTGCAGTGCCACCAGTAGCGCGGTTGGTGATCAGCACCTCTTGGCTAGAAGCAGTTTCCTTGTAGCTCAGCTCGTTGTTCAGAGCCAAATCAAACGACTCAATACGCTGACTCGCCTCACCAAAGAAGGTGGCGGTGGTCATGTTGGTGTCGTTGACTTCAAGTGCTGCAGCTTGGTTGGCAACAGTGAAGTCACCAGACAATGCAGTGCTATCAGGAGCGTTGTAGATCCCGATGAAGTTGAAGCTGGCAACAGCGAACTGACCAGCGGTGAAGTTGAAGCTGACAGAACCGCGAGCACCAGTGATCTTGTGACGGGTGCCGTCGTAGAAGCAGTAAATGGTTGCAGAGTCAAAGCTGCTGCTCACACCGGCATAGGTAACGCTGGTGCTAGCCACAATCGTTTCAGACAAACCGCAGGACTTCAGCAGCGGTCCAAAAGCAGGAGCCGTACCAGCAGCGCCGGAACCAGCTAGCTCAACATCAAAAGTGACGCTGACTCGCTTGTTGGCAACCAAGGTTGAACGAGTGCTGTTACCAATAAAACCCTGATAAGCCGCAGCCTGAACGTTGTCAGACTCAATCGGGGTCACATCAAGGTTGGTGACCTGAATTGCGTTGGAACCACCTACTGGAGTCGGATCAACCCCATAGCTGGATTCAATCTTCGCAATCAGGAATTTCTTCCGAGTCAGTGCCATTTTTAGTGGGAGCGGGTGGTTCTGTGATCAGTGTAAGTTTCCCAGTTTTAGGGTCAAACAAGTAACTGCCGCCCGCGCCGGGATTGGGAACTTCCTTACTGATTTTAGCCATGATGTCAGTTGCTAGTTAGGTCAGTTCTGCTAGTGCGATAACGCACCAAATAGTCCTGACTGATGACACCCAAAGGTACATCAGCTTCGTACAGGCTGAAGTCCGTACGGTCAGGTGTCAAGTCAAGGGCATTGCCATTGCAGGTTTGATCAGCCATCAACCTTGCATGCACCTGCTGGGTATAGGTGTCAGAGTCATCATCCGGCACCGCTGCACGTACCAGAGTTGTGACCCTGACCCGCATTGTCCAGTCCAACTTGTCATAGAAGTTGGTATCAACGGGCTGATCGTTGATCGGTTCAATGATGACGGCTGGCACTTCACCACGAGCTAAAGGCTCAACACGTGAGCGGTAAATCGTTGCTGTGGTGATCGCGTCCAGATTAGTTTTCATCCGGGCGAGGATTTTCTCACGTACTGTGTCAGCCATCGTTATGCAGAAGCAACCTGAAACACGTTGCAAACAACGCTAGGTCGGCTCGGACGGGTGTAAGGGCTTGTGATCGCTGCTCCAGCCTTCAACGAAATATTTGCATCGCTTGGCGCCCAAATAATTTCGATGTAATCATTCGCGGCAAGCAGCAATGTGTGATCAAGCAGCAAATTATTGTTGCCTGGTACTCCACCGTGGCTTTCAATAACGCTGACAGCAGTAGTGGTCAATGGAACATCACCAGCACTGCCACCGTTATTTCTTCTTAGCCAAAAATGAGCGTCGTGAATTTGACTATCTGCGTTTGACAGTTGCAAATTGATTTCAAAAACATAAACGCCAGGCAGGTCGACCGTTAAGCGGCTTCCATTCTCAAGACGAACACCGTCACCGCTTGGATCGTATTGATTAAAGGTGATTTCAGTTGGTGTATCTGCTGTCGCAGTTTGATTAACACTGCTTGAAAATTCGCCCCAATGCCCAGCCGATCCGTAGTAATGAAGCCTGTTCCAAGGCAGCTTTCCATCTCCGACCTTTTCGTTGCCAGTGTCGGATTCAAAGCCAATCTCGCCCGGAAGCAAAATCGGATTACGTGCTGCCCAACTTGCGCGAGTGTCAATCTTCTGGGCAGACATGTTTACACCTTGCTCAGCAGTAATTCAGAAAAAACTCCGTCGTCAATTGCGCGATTCTCACGCACGGTGTACGACGAGCCACCGACAGTAATAGAAGTGCCGCGAGAGGCGGAACTCACATCAGAAGTTTTCGCCGTAAGCAAATACTCCCGACTAAGAGCCATACCTCCCGCGATCACATCCACAGGCGAATCCAAAATGCCGACAAATTCGGGATTCGAACCGATCTGACACGTAGTGCCAAATTCGTCCGTATTCAAAAAAGCCAGCGTTTCAGAAAGCGCCATCAGGATCAGTTGCCGTACTTCTTAGAAGCAAGACCGGTCAGCGAGACGAAACCAGTGCCGGTGCCACCAGCAACAGTCACGCTTGCTTTGATGTAGCGCTTCATGTCGTTGCTGTTCACATACAGCTTCTCTTGAAGTGCAGTGTTGGCAGACGTGGTGGTAAAAGCGCCACCAGACACGTCGGTGTAACTACCACCAGAAGTGTCAGATTCGGTCAGCTTGACGGCATAGGTGATGCCAGAGCCACCAGCAGAAGCATCGAGAACAAAAGCGATATCGCCTTCGTAATCGAGCAGGTCGATGGCAGAGCCAACACCAGTCGAAGCAGCCAGTGCATTAGGACGCACGGCGAGCAGGGTGGTTTTAGACCCCAGATTGTGAAGCATTGGTCTTTCTCCGTTTGGGAGCGGGTTTAGTGGGTTGAGGCTCTACTTCAGCCTCGATCACAACTTCCTGAGGTAAAGGAGCGGGCATCGCCTTTCCAATGCCAATCAGCAAAAGAGCTGATTTTTGGTCCGTTTCGACGAAATCGCCTTCTTGGACTTGTTTCAAGTCAACGATGGTTGACTTCAGCATTTGAATGCGCATACCCGCTCCTCGTTATCAGGACAGCTTGCAGATGGACTCAGGATGGCGGATAGCCACGTCATAGTCCTGCATGGCGACCACGCGGACGGTGCCAGAGGCAGAGCCGGTGTAGGGGTCAACCATGATGTCCAGACCGCTCCAGAAGCCGATCATGATGTCGCTGAAGTTAGCGAACACAGCAGTGCTGTTCGGCATGGAGTTGGACACGTAGGCGGGGTAACCGTTGATGGTTCCGTCGCCCTCGTAAACGAAGATGCCGTTGGTGCCGGAAGCCTTTTCGGTGGTCTTCAGGGTTCCGCGCAGAGCGGAGTTCATCAGATAACCGAGGCTGCCGAACAGAGCGTTGTCGGTGCTCAGAGCGGCTTCAGCGTTCACGAAGTCAGAGAAAGCAGCAACGCCGGATTCGGTGTTGATGCCGGTGACGTTCAGGAAGCCGAGGGGATAGGAACCGGTGCCGGTGCCGTTGATGGCTTGGTTCTCAACTTCGATGGCGATCTGCTGAGCCAGGTCACGACGAACGAGGTTCTCGATGTCGATGCTGGACTGAAGCAGAAGGCGACGGCTGTAGTCAGTCAGTGCACCAATGGTGCGGGGCTGCATCGTCACCTGATCGACGGTCAACTGGGACTCGGTGATAGCACCAGACTCAGCGACGTGATAAGTGGTTGCGCCGCCCGACTGACGGGGGATAGCAACCATGCCCTGCAGACCGGTCATCACGTTGGCGCCTGCAGTTTGCAGAACCAGCGACTTACGGAGCAGGTCGATGAAGCTATCGCTCATCAGGTCGGTAGCGACCAGATCACCACCACCGGAAGCAGCACCAACGGTGAGGTCACGACGACCAAAGCCCAGCACATCGGCGGGGATCAGGATGCCGCGAGCTTCCTTACCGCTCTTTTCTTGAGCAGCACGGCTGACTTCGAGTTCGAAACCAGCAGCACGCTGAGCTTCCTTGCTGTTGGGATGAGCAAGAGCGTTGATAGCGCGAACAAAGGAGAATTCACGCTTCTCCTTATCGGACATGCCAATTTCGGCGTCCTTAGCGTTGACGGGCTTCTCTTCAACACCCATCTTTTCCAGAAGGGCAGAGCGAAGCTCATCCAGGCTGCGGGAGTTAGCAATAAACTCCTGAGCCATTTCAATGTTCTTGGTGCGTTGACCAAGAGCGACCATGTCGGCCACTTCCTTCGCCTTGGCCTGAGCGGCCTCAGCGCGGATAGCCTCAATGTTGAGGTTTTGATCCACGGTTTCTACTCCGTTGGGTTGACTTTGCACGGCTGAGGCCGTAGCAGTGCTTTCATTATGGTCGAAAGCACGTCCCAAACCAACTGAATTGTCGGCTGGGATAGTTACCAGGCTTATTTCAAAGGGCTGGTATTTGGTAGCGCGATAAGTCACTGGTGTAGTGGACTCATCGGCCTCCATCGCGTCAATCTTGTATCCAAAACTGACGTTGCGAATAATCCCATCACGGATTAATTCCTGCATTTCACGACCAAGCTCGTTATTAGCAAGTTTCACCCGTGCATATGCACGCTTGTCTTTGATGTAAGCCTTTTGAACAACGCCAGCAATACGGTCGGCGTCGTGTTGATAAAGAAGAGGTGCGCCGTCATTTAAACGTGCAAGATCCATGGATCTTGTATCCATGTTCAGGACTTCCATCCCGTAGTAACGCTCTACAGGAGCTTCACTTGCAAACGGGAATTCAAGGATGCGATCCTCATCCTGACTGCGGAATTCAACGCTGATTGCTCGCTTAAAAGTTTTCTCTTCTAAATCGCGAGTGTCAAAGTTGTTTTCAGAGCGATCTTCAACGATGTCTTCGATTTCAGAACTAACTGGAGTTGGCTCGTCGACCACCTCCTCAGTCACAACTGGTGCTTCCAGTACTTCCATTGAACGCTTTTGATCGCCAGTCGGCGCAAAGCCACGTGCCTCGCGTTTCATTAGATCTAAAAATGGTCTTGACATTAGCTTAGTGCGTCTTGCTCTTCCTCATGTTGAGTCGGATGTTCTGTTGGGGCAACTGGAGTGAACTGCGTCGCACCGTTACCAGAGGTCTGTGACGGGTCGGTGTCAAGCGTGATATTCAGCTCATCCGCCACTGCCAATTCATGCTGGCGTTGACGCATTTGCTCTTCAAAATCACCGCCATGAAGAGCAATGACTTGTGACAACGTCATGATGCCGCTGCGAATCAGTTCCTTGTAAGCAGCCGCTTCTTTCTGGGGATCAACAAACTGAGCAGCGGGCGCCATCCATTTGGCAGCCATGTAACGACCAGGGTTGGTGTCGTAATTAGGCAGGTCAAGCACGCCAGCCAACACCGCCATGTCAAGCCAACGCTCGTAAACCTCTTCGCAAAGCGCTTCGATCACGTACTGCTGCAAGACTTTGTAATGCGTCCGCGTCTCAAGCAGCTCTAACCGCGAAGAGCTGTAGTTGCTTTGTGAAAAGTCGCTGCTGACTTGCGTGTAACTACAACCAATCCCAGCAGCCACAGCTCGCAGCATTTGCTGGACAAACGGACTAAACGCATCGTCAGGACGATTAGGAGTGAAGAATTGCATTTCTTCTCCCGGTGCCAAACGGCGGATGCTGCCGGGCGAGAAGTCGAGGACAGACTCTTGATCAAACGTGCCATCCTCAAACAACTCCTGATCTGGAGTTTTGACGAATGCCATCATGCTGCTGCTGGCACGCGCAGCGACAATCTCTGCTTCTTCGTATCCAGACAAATTACGAAGGCGCATGATTGCCGTAGCAAACGCGCTAACACCACGTGTTTGACCGGGACGCTCGATCAAATACAGATGGATGATGTCATCAGCAGGGATGCGAATACGCCGCTTGGCTGCTTTTTGCGCGTAACTGAATTGATAATCGCCGGGGTGGTAATCGAAGAAGTGGTACGCAACGGGGCGACCCCACTTGTCAATTTCCACACCCATACGGATTTCATTTCCGTCTTTGGTGATGGTGTTGTAGTCGTCGTCCAGCAGGTCTGATTCGATCAGCTCAAGACCCAGCGGCACTCGGCTGTTACCAAAAGGTTGACGGACAAGCCGGACAAAGACTTCACCCGACTCAAGCATCGAGGTGACACAAAGCCGCTGGATGTCGTACCAGCTCAGCTTGCCGCCTGCGTGACAACGCTTGGCGCTAGTCCAACGGCTGAATTCTTCTTCAATTCGAGCGTTGACCTCTTCGGCTAAACGCCCACCACGCTGCATGCGGACTTGCGCCTGCACCTTGATACCAGTGCCGACAACGTTGTTCTTGACGGCGCGAAGAGCAGACTTGGCAAAGTCCGAATCACGAACCAGTTGACGGGCGCGGTTCCGCAGCATGCGGATGCTTCCGCGAACCTCGCTATCAGCAGAAGTTGCCTGACTAATCCAGTCAGACGTAAGGCGATTGTTCTGCGCAGCGGCATACATCCGCTTGAGGTTGGTCGTCCTCGTCTTTTCTTGCTCAAGTTGACGACGAAGCCCAACGACTCGCCCGAAACCCAAGAAAGCCATTAACGGAACCTCACTTTGGCGAGACCGGGATTACCTAGACCCTGACGGATCCTTTCGCGGCGTCGCTCCATTGCCACCTCATTTTGCAGGGTGCTGCGCAATTCGAGCAGCTCAGTCATTTTGTAACGACGCAGGCTGCGACCGCCAATGCTGTATTCCTGCACCATTCCGCCTGACGAAAGGGTGCGAATTGCAGCGTCAACGTTTTCAAGATCAATTTCAGCGCGGCTGCGATCATCAAATGCACCGGGCGTGCCGGTATAGCTGGCAGTTGCCTTGACGGTGAATTGACCGCGACCTGCGGTGTACTGGGTGCTGTTGTAGGTGGCGATCGCCTGCCACGTCCAAAGCCCAGCATCAAAGTTGGCAGTTGTGGCTGCGGGGATGGTGATGCGCCACCCGTCACCCTCGGCAACACCAGTGATCGTAGCGCCTTCAGATGCAGTGTTTGTCCTGGCGTACCAATTCAGCGTGTATGTGCCGCTGTCAATAGTTGTGCCAATTGCATCCTTAAACGCAGGCACGTCAAAGATGACGGTGTCACCTGCGTAAATCAGATCTGGGACAAGGATGGTCACCAGCTAGTCACGAATGAAGGATTGCTGCGACGTACCCGACGCTGCGGTGGTCGATATGGTGAGTCTATCGGTTTATCAGGCGTTGCATCAGTCGCGCTATCAGTTTTTCCTGATTGCCCTCGGGCGCGGTCAAATTGATCAAAGATCGTGTTCCGATTGAAGCGCATGTACAAATAGTGCAACGCGCAGTAGCTGTACACAAAGCAGTCCAACGCTTCGTTTCGATCACCTGCCTTCTTCTTCCATTCTCGAACGGCAAAACCCTTGACATAACGGACAACCTGACGTTCGCTCGTCAGTTGCTTGAAGTACTCCTGACCAGCTTCAGCGTGGAAGTGGATGTAACCAGCACCAGGCTCGTTGTGCTTCATCCGGCCATACAAAGTTGATTTGATCGTGTCGCTCCCGCAAGGAAATACTTCAGCCGAGTTCTTCAAAACTTGACCTTTGTAGTTAATATCGACCTTAGAAGGCTTCCCAATCGGCGGTTTATTCCGTACTGATTGACCCTTCAAAGCAAACACACCTTTACCTTTGCGACTTCTGGCATACGCATACACTTCCGAGGTGAAGTGACCGCCAGAGTCCACTCCAATTGCCGCAACTTTTATCTTTCCACCGTCGGCATGCGGGTAGTCCCTTAGTAGCAGGTCATCAACTTGACTCCACAACTTCTGACCGGCTGGATCGCCATAAATCTCTGTATGGCTGATCAACCAGCACTCCTCACCAGCCCCGTAGGCATACAGTCCGATAGCCAACCGGTTGTCCTGTACGTCAACACCAGCAACAAGGATGCTGGCACCACTGGGGATTTCACCAGCAGGGTAGAACTCGGCGCGTTCCGAAAGGCTTTCCGCCCCAAGTTTTGCCCCCGTCTCTTCTTCCCACGTCTCGCCCAAGACAGTATTGACAAAGGTTTTGAGCAACGGAGCGTCGTTCTTCGCACGTAAAAACTCCGTGACGATTTCCTCCCAACTCTTCCAGCCCAATGGCGAATACAAGGAAGACAAATGGAAACCAACCGTCCGTGCATCTTGGCTAGTAGCAGTCGCTCGCCACTCACCTTTGCGAAGCATTTCGCTCTTGTAATGCTCTGGTATGTGGCACCCGCAAGCCTCGCAGACATACGCAGCAGTCTTTGGATCACCGTCCCGCCATTGAAGGTGTTTCCACTGCAGCCACTGCATGTGATCGCAATGCGGGCATGGAACGAAGTAACGGCGTTGATCCGATGCCAAATACTCCGTCTCTATTCGGCTCGTGTCTTTGACCGTTGGCGTCGAGGTCAGGATGATCTTGCGCCGACTAAACGTTGACGCACGACGTTCCGCCAATGCACAAGGATCTCCTTCACCGTCCACATCTGATGGGAAAGCATCAACCTCATCAAGAAGCACCCAGCGACAAGGAGCAGAACGTAGCCCCGTAGCGGAGTTGGCACCCGTAAGCAGAAGGATCCCACCTGGGAATTCCTTTGAGAACATCGTGTTGCCTGAATCCCTGCTTCGAGCAGGTGCGATCTTCTCGGCAAGACAGGGCGTTTCATGGATGAGCGAATCAAGGCGCTGCTTACTCAGCCTTTTAGCCATCTCAATTGTGGGCTGCACAAAAAGTGCTGGACCGGGAGCGTGGGCAATCATGTAACCCACCACGTTGTTGATGCCCTCCGTCTTGCCAAGCTGTGCGCCAGCCATGAAGACGACTTTCTGCACCGCAGAATTAGCGGACATGCAGTCCATGATCTCCTTGAGGTAAGGAGTCCTTTCAGTTCGCCACGGTCCGGGTTCTGCTGATGCCTTGTTAGACAGCATGCGGTATCGATCCGCCCACTGGGAAACGGTCAGGTCAGGATCAGGCTTCAAACCCTCAACAAAGGCTGAGCGGTAGATCAGTGCGCCGTCACGCATCGGTCAAGGTCTCCAAAGCTTTGCGGATCTCCTCCGTCAACGTCTGATGGATGACAACAGGATCCGACTCTGCTGCCATCTGGTTGCTGACGCGGTCTGGGATGTTGCCCAGCGCATCCCTCACAGCACGTGCAGCCGAAAACGCTTCGCGCTTGACACGAGATACCTCCACCAGCTGATCCTCTTTGACCTCGAGATCCAGCCGTGCCAGCTCTGCGCGGAAATGCTCTGACTTCGCACGACTCTCATTGAAGCTGGGGATCTCAAGTTCAGCCGAATCCTTTCTTGTGGGACTCACTGAGACAAGTGGATTGCCCTCTTTGTACGCCTTCATCGCGGCGTCCTTGTCCCACGCAATCTTGTTGCGGTCAACCGTGAAGCAGCCCTCAAACCTGCCCTGGCTCTTCATCTGACTGATCCGCGCCTGCGTGATGCCAAGCGCTTCAGCGAGTTCTTTGGTGCTGCAGGTGTGCATAGGCGCAATTTAAGCGGAACAACGACCTTTTAAGCCAAATGGCTGGCGGTAGCACTTTTTGGGCATATAATTGTCAACTTTTCGATTTTGGGGCGTCTTAAGCGGGTCTCAGGCGAGATTGCTGCGACACTTGAAATTCTGACGCTAGCGAAATAAGGGGGTTCGAAATTACC